GTATTCAGGATCGTAATAGCTTCGTCCTTGATGAGGAGGAAGGCTTCGGTGAGTTGGCTTGGTTATTAAGCAAGCAGCTGGATAATGTTGGCACTGCGTATTTTGACGACGGGAAGTTGGATTTCCGTATGTCAGGGACGCGTGCCTCGGGTGATTTAAATACATCGCTCGGCAATTGTATCCTCATGTGTTCTATGTCGAAGGTCTGGTCCTGGCGGACGGGGACGAAGACCACCCTAGGGAATAATGGAGATGACTGCGTTACGTTTATGGAGCGTACGCACCTGTCACAGTGGATGGAGGGCCAAGTGGAATTCTATGAGTCGTGTGGCTTCAGAATGCAGCTTGAAGATCCTGTCCACGAGTTTGAAGGTGTTGAATTTTGTCAATCCAAACCAGTTAACCTGGGGTTGGGCTACGCAATGGTGCGTAACCCCTCGACTTTAATCACGAAAGCGTCGATGTGCTTGCATCCTTGCGCAACCATGAAGCAGCTTCGTCAGTGGATGATGGCTGTGGGGGTGTGCGAGGGAGCGTTGTCAGGTGATGTGCCAGTGATTGGCGCATTTGCCCGTGCATATCGGCGCAATGGGCTGAAGTGCAGCCGTAGGTTGGTGGAAGTAGTTAGTAAGAGCACCTCACGTGAACGTGGAGATGTTGCTCCTGACATCTCGTCTGCCACCAGATTGTCATTCTTCCAGGCATGGGGAATAACCCCAGCCGATCAGATACACCTTGAGCGCTACTATGATGAGTGGCAGCTCGGTGGCCATTTTGGCGAATATGTGATCGGTAGCATGGCACTTGAGAAGGACCAAGATGCTATTGCGCCTGTTACTGAACTCTTACGTCCGCTTAATTAATGATATTATATAGTGAGTTCAGCATGCCAAAGCGAAAGAACCAGCAGCAGCGTAAAGCTGCCAAGCGAGAGGAGAAGAAGGAAGTCACCGCGGTGGGTAAGATCCTACGCGCGGTGGGTGGATTGGGGGGTGGAGCCCTTGGCAATATGATTGGCCAGGGCACCGCTGGAAATCAGTTGGGAACATCATTGGGTGCAGCGATTAGTCGCTGGGTTGGTGCCGGTGACTACGAAGTGCAGTCGAATTCGATTGTTCAACGTACGTTACGCGGTTCAGCAGCAATCCCGATGATGCATAAGGATGGGCAGTCTATTACTGTCCGCCACAAGGAGTACCTCGGAGAGATCCGTGGTAATACTTCGTTCACGGTCCAGCAGACGTACAGTTTGAATCCGGGTAATAGTTATACTTTTCCCTGGCTCAGTACAATTGCGGCTAAGTTCCAGGAATACACGTTTAAAGGTGTTGTTTTCCATTATGTGCCAACAAGTGGTAGTGCAATCAACAGCACTAACCCGGCACTTGGTAGTGTGATGTTGCAGACGTCATACCGTCCTGGTGACTCAGCCCCTGCTAGTAAGGTGGAAATGTTGAACGAGTACTGGTCCATGGAGTCCAGTCCGATCGATACAGCAGCGCATCCAATTGAGTGTGCTGTCAAGGAGAATTTGCTGGGTACGCGGTATGTGCGTACTGGGGCTGTGCCGGCTGGTGACAACATTGCTTTGTACGATGTTGGCACCACGTTTGTTGCCACAAGTGGGCAACCGGCCAGTGGTAATGTAGTCGGTGATCTGTGGGTCACATATGAGGTTGAACTGAGGAAACCCGTTATGAATAGCCCCGTTAATTCGGTGGTGTCTAGCGCGGCATACCAGTGTTTGACCCCGTCTCCCGGTAATTATTTTACTGGCACTACCGCGACTATTACCGGCAATATTCCGATTGCAGCGTCTGCTCGCACCATTACGTTCCCGGTGGGAACGACTGGTGTGTTCGAGATTATGGTTCTTGTGACCGCTTCTACCACTTTTACAGCGATAGATTTGAGCGGCACTCCAACCCTCACCAATTGTGCTCAAGTGTATCTGGATCCTCTCCAGATGCGCTCATATGCCCGTACTGTATTGGGTGGTACATCCCCCACTGTTGGTAATGGCTTTTATGTCACAAAGATTAATATCACCGATCCACAACAATCAGCTACCGTTCAACTCCCGTCCGGAAGTTGGACTGGCGCATCCAGTGATTGTCTATTGACGATTACGGAGTGTTCGTCCACGTCTGGTTAATTCCAAGTTGAAGGCGCCTAACAGCATGATAGTCATGTGGCCTGTTGAAGCGACGACCAGTTAGCTGGCGGTTAGTGTTGTCCGTGTGTAGGTCTGGCTGTGTGCACACACAGTGTCTGGACCCTTTTGGATGGCGGGGTTGGCCCCCCGCACCTACACATGTAAACGTGGCGAGCGCAAGGATGTGCCAACACGATACCAGGAGATTGTCACTCGGTGTGTGCTACCTGCACATGCACTAGTTTACGCAAATTTGGGGGCGTAAACTCCAACGTCAACTCGATTATTTCACCGGGTTCTTGGCGGGAC